AACCAGCCTCTCCGTGAATTCGCCAGACTCTCTGAGAATCATCCATGTTCCCAGCAACATGTGCTGGCAAAACATCCTTGTGAATCTGGGAGTCTGCACTTACCCTAGTCCTTCCAGTAGGATGACTGTCATATGATACAGGCAACACACCTTCAATATCACACCTTCGTAAGAACTGATGGCGATCAGGTTCAAACCCATCCAGATCCTCTATTGTATCCTGATAGGCATGTCTCATTGAAGGACGGTTACGCTTGATGTTAGCAAACGATAGTCTCTCTACTACTTCAGCACTCATAATATTCTCCATATTGAGTGTTAGTTAAAAGCCAAGCAACCATACTGATTACTTGATTGGGACGGAATGTCCCGACAGGATGTTTAAAACACCCCTAGATTGAAAGGAATGTACTAAGCCAGTACGACCACCTATGTGATCGTTACTTCTTCCAATTTAGCCGTGTTCTGGGGATGATTGTATTATGGGTGGTCTTAGGGGTATACTGATAGTGTCTAAGTATTATTAAATAAATAAATAATTAATTATTTATCTTCTTTTAATAGTATTAAGAAATATAATGTAATATGCTTGTTAAGATGCTGGTGTAGTGATATCAGTAACTTAACTACGATATGCTTGACATGGTACTACACTCCGATGCTCTGAAATGCAGTACCACACTGAGGCTATGCTTTACCTTCCCATTGCCCTTGCTTCCTTGTCAAAGAACTCAAGCTTTGCTTTAAGGAAACCTTCAGGACAGACAATAGAATGCATCCCTTCTATCTCTAAGCTCATATCATTGAGGAACTGCATACCATCTGAAGGCTTCAGTGGTTTAACATAATCCTTGATCAATAGCTTGGATAGAGTCTTACCGCAATCTTCGCAGTAAGTGTCATGAGACCTTACTTCCCAGTCTATGGACATATCCATTACACTTCCCATATGTTCTCCTTTGTTAGGGTTGTATAGTAATAAATTATTACTATAAGAGATGTGGTAAAAGGGCAACCATTGCCCAGATCCATATCGAAAAACTTGTTAACAATGCTACGTTTAGTAGCAGTAGTTTCTTATGCATATTCACCTCTCGGTTGGTTGTTGAGGAAGAGTCCCTGTAATGCTGAATGCATCAAGGGAGGACGTGAGACTGTAACGAAACACTATACGTTACTGCTCAGTAGGCATAAAAAAAACCCCTACCACCGAAGCAGTAGGGGTCTGGTATTAGGCTACTTCACTCCAAGCCTGCATCTGAAGCTTGAAATACACAGGAGAAGGGATGTTACCCTTCTTCCCGTAGCCTGCTTCCTGCCGAAGAGTCATCCATGCAACTGTGAAAGCCTTCTGTAAAGCTTTGCTTTGCTCTTTCAGGTCAGCTTTCATAGCATGGTGAGCCTTGCTCTCCACAGACTGCACCTTTGGTGCTGTCTTCGCCGTCTTCACTGCTTTCACTGGCTTCACTGGCTTCGCCGTAGCCTTCGGCTGAACGAATGAATGTCGTTCGCCTTGAGCCTCGATTGCACACATCCGTGTGTCGATGTTGTCCAGCTTCGTCATGATGGTGTGAAGCAGTTGGGTATTCGTATCCATAACAATCTCCGATTGGAGGTTACCACACACACACGTTATGTGTGTATGTGTCTGGGATCATGGGAGAATTCCCTTGATCTGATTTCAGTATAGCATAATTCAATTTTACATATGCGGATCACAGACCGAAGGATTTTGTAAAAAAGACCGAGAATCTCCGGCCTAATAAATATGGATCGCACAATACACACGTAGGAAAGAAGCCCCCCGGGGGTCGAACCACCCCCCCCACATATATATATACTGGAGTCCCTCTCTCATACGCCCCCCGCCATTTTTTTGACCCCCCCCTCTTCTTAGGAAAGCCGGTCAAAAATTACTTGACACTGATATATATATTGATTTATAATATAGATAACCAAGTAAAATTATACACTCTAAACAGAAAGGACAACATGGATTTGAAACAAGCATGTGATGAAGTTGATGCAGAAGATAGTGGTAATAGGAAGCACAAGGCAACGGAAGGAGAGCATGTTACTACATATGATGCAGACATAGATGACATCAAGCATCTTATACAAATAGAGACACAATTTGAGAAAGGATGGATTTCTGATTCAGAAGACGAGAGAGTCAGGGCAATTGAATGGGGGTTAAAGGTACTTCATGTAGAAGAACTTGGAGAAGTAAGTTTTCATTTAGACGGGATAAAGGATGAATTAGTTAAAATCCGCAAAGCAATATATGATTGTTTAGAAAAATAACCAATAACTAACGGGGGACATTATGGGTATAAATATAGCAGCAGTAGTTTTTCTATGTACGATGTTTTACTTAGTAAGTGAGGAAGGCCGCAGTCGGTATGAGAATACGGGTATATCACAAGTTGAAGAAAGAAGGATTGAGGAAGCTGACAGGACTAGGCAGGTTGCTCTTCTTGATGAACGGGACAGGAAGAGGGAGCTAAAGAACCATCATCCCTATCCAAGGGCACAGCGTCTGGACGATGGTCTACAGAGTGACATACCAATTCAAAATCTCATGAAAGGATTACGGGGGTTTCTATAGCATTTTCCTTAGAGTTATACGATAATTTTGATCAGCAAGGTAAGGATGCAGTCAGGAGTTGGCTGAAGAATCAGGGTTTACAATTAAAGCCAGACAGTGAAGATTACAAGGCCGACATCAAGATTACTGTAGAGGAACACCATGAGGTAGAGATAAAGGCAGGGTGGAATGGCATGTGGCCTGATTGGGACACACTTCACATCCCGTTAAGGAAGAAGAGGTTGCTGAAATTTTCTGACAGGTTAATATTCTGGGTACTGAACAATGACTGCAGTCAGGCAGTTGTAGTAAACGGGGTTAATTTAAAGGATAAGTATATCAAAAACATTTCTAATATATGTAAACTTGATGGTGAGGATTTCTATGATATACCAATTCGTTACTGCAATTTTATAAATCTGGAGAAGAATGGCAGGTAAGGTAGGTAAGAGGATAAATGTAAAGAAGCAGGGAAATAAGAACAGTACCAAGGTTACTACTGGTTCCAGGTCTGAGAAGGCACATCATCGTGTTGTTATGAAAGCTGCAATAAAAGTTGACTATGAGTCTGGTCTCCTCACCAGAGGACAGATAGTTGATAAGTACGGGATATGGAGAAGCACCCTGCAGAAGTATGTGGGAGAAGGTGATTGGGAGTATGCGTCTAAGAGAGAGGATGCATTGGCGGATGTACATACCCGTATGATTAGGAAGTATGCAGATTACAGGGCGACAATATCAGATCAGCATCTTGATGAATTAAACAGGCTGAAGGAATTAGTATTATTATCTAATAAGAAGGAAGAGCTTGAGCTACTGTCAGCTAAGGCTAAGACTGTTATGGACATTATCAGGAGTGAGAGGATTGCACTTGCGATGCCTAATGAGTACAAGTATATAGAGCAGAGGAGTGAGAATATATACAGGGTTGAAGATGCTCTCAAGGAACTTGATATACAAATGAATCCACAGATAGAGGATGTAATTGAAGGTGAATTTGTAAAGGAGGAGAATGGCAAGGAAGAAGAAGACAGTAAAAGAAGTTAGGTTTGAGCAAAAGCAGATAATGGAATCAAGAGCTTCACTGGCTATTATGTTGGCATCAGCAGCAATTTCATGGAAAACTGGCATACCTTATGCAGACCTTCAGGCTCAAGCAGAGAGGGAAAATTTAAAAGCCGATACATATTTTTTGGACATGGCTGATAGTGTAGGTACAATGTTTAGCATGGTTGAGGCAGAGAACAAATGAAGACCTGTTTTGTATGTAATGGGAAGTTGCCACTTAACCGGCAACGTTTCTGTTCAGACAGATGTTCTTATAGTAATAAAAAAACAAATGCTAAAATTAAAAGCAGGCGCAGATATTTACAAATTGATCCAATTAATTGCAGTACATGCGGTAAAACGATTATTCCAAGAACAACCAGGCAGAGGTATTGTGATAAGCATTGCTGGACAGTTGAACAGATTAAACGTAGGAATGCTAAACGCAAGCATTTTATTAAGCCACTTAAAGTTATAAGATCTTTAGAGTACTGGCATGCTGTAAGTCCGTGAGAAAAAAGTTACAGAAGCTGAGTATACAATGGCAAATAGTAAAGAGAGGATGGAGATACAGTCTGCAGTTGAAGAATATTTAAGGAACGGAGGAAAAATAACAAGGTATGGAGATCAATTAGCAAAGATTGAGGTAGAAGGTGATTTAAGATGGCATCTTGATGAATCAGAAGAGAAGAAAATTCAAGATGAATTAGCACATTCATGGGGGATAGAGGATGTACTTGGGGATTGATCCAGGTTTTTCTGGAGCATTAGCAGTATTGGATGAGAATTTACAAGTTATCCACTATCAGGACATGCCTGTTATCCATGTAGCTAAGAAACGTGAGTTGAATGAACCAGAGCTACGAAATATATTCCAGAGGTTTTCTCCTCATTATACAAATTTAACTGTAGGTATAGAAAAATCACAGACAATGCCGAACCAGGGGGTCGTATCAAGTGGCAGGTATATGGCTAGTTACGGGTTTCTGAGAGGTTTATGCGTGGGCATGGGCTTGCCGTACATCTTGATACGCCCTCCAAGCTGGAAGAAAGTTATGCTTGCAGACATGCCCAAG